TCGTTTTGCGGCGAGACGTAGACGCCCTTAACCCCGTTTACCCGGTCGCGCGCCGAGGTCTTGGTCTGCACCGTCATCTGGCCGGCAAAATGCTTCTCGGTCAGCGTGACTGTCGGGATCCGGTAGCCTGCCGCGTAGAGCACCACCTTGCCGCCCGAGTAGGCGATCAGCCCTCCCATTGCGGTGATAAGCTTGCCGATGTTCTCGTCCGGCGAAGCGCTGGTGTAGAGGACGCCGTTGGCCTCGTATCGGTTCTCGTAGGTGGCCGGCGTGGTGATCGGCTTGATCTCGACTTGCTCGTCGCAGATGTTCGCCGCGGCGCTCACGGCCGTGTCGTCGACCTCGGCCGAGTCCATCGCCATCCCGAGCGAACTGGTCAAGTAGTCCCGCAGGCAGAGCGCAGGGTTAGCCGAGTAAGCGGTGGTGGCCGTGCGCGGGTCGTAGACCTTCTTGCCCTTGACCACCGCGGATATGTTCGGGATGCCGCCGGTCCACACCTCCTGGTTCCAGACGAGGCGCACGTAAATGTAAGCAATGCCGCGCAGGCGGTGGTTGCTCGTCCACTTGCCGTCGGTCAGGCCGGAGGTCGCGGTCTCAAGGTTCGTCTCGACCGTCTGCGTGTCGCTGCCGAGCTTCTTGTAAATCTCGGCGTAGCCGGTGAAGCGGCCCTGGGCGGCGCTGCCCGCGCCCGTCAGCGCGAGCTCGTCGTTGAAGTAGACGTCGCCAATCTCCTCTACCTCGTGGCCGGCGAGCGCGACGACGAGGTGCAGGTACTCGTTTTTCGTTCCGGTCGTCGAGATGTAGACGATGACGCCGGAGGTCTTGGTCTGTCCGTAAACGATCTGCCGCGCCGCAATCGGCGAGCGGATCATCTGCGAGCGGTCGGTGAGCGACGGGTCGGAGTAGCTCGGAGCCTTCGGAGCAAGCAGCTTCGAGGCTGCCATTGATGCAGCGGTCGTCGCGATGAACTTGAGCACGAACATCACCGCGTTGGCCGCGGCGACACTTAGCCCGACATCCATCAGAGCGATCCAGACGACGACGGCGACTTGCGGCATAATTAGAGGCGCCAGCAGGAGGCGCCGTTGAGGTCGAGGAACTCCAGCCCATCGCGGCCCACGAACGCGGCAGCATTGCCCACGCAGACGCCAAGCGCGATGCCGTTGCCCACGTCGCGCGCGATCACGTCACCGCGGCGAGCAAGTCCGATCTGCGTCGGCTCGAGCCCAAGCTCGCGCGCTAGTTCCAGAATCCCGCCGGCCTTCTCGATGATGCGCTGCGCGCCGATGCCGCTCGAGTAGGTGCCGCGGTAGTGCTCCGCAGGATCTCGGCCCGTTGCCCGCGCGACCCAGTCCGCCGCGAAGAGGCAGCAGTCATTTGCGCCCCACGCGAAGGGCTGGCTGCGCCGCTCCTCGATGAAGCGCACAAGCTCCGCGGGAATGTCGGCAGCCTTCATTCGTAGCCGGTGGGTCCGGTCTGGTCGCCTCCGTTCCAGTTAGTTTGCTGCGTCTGGTTCGGGTTGCCCCAGTAAATTGCCTTCTCCTGGATCGCGGTGACGAACTCTAGCCCGAGGTCGCCGGGGAAAAGCGCCGTCTGTTCTTCGTGCGTGTAGCGCACTTCGCGCGGCCGCTTAAAATCAACGAGCCGATTCTCGGCCGTCATCGTGATGTCGGCGGACTGGCCGTCGTCCGAGATCTGCATCACGTCCATTCGCCCCTGGAACACCGTCACCGGCGACGAGATGAGCGTGCCAGCGGTGGGCGAGAGCGCGCCGAAGAGCACCGTGCAATCGCGGCCTTGGTAATCCTCGGTCAGCGCAAGCGCGATGTTCGCGGTCGGTACTCCCGAGAGCCGCATTGAGATTCCGCGGGCCGCGAGGTCGGTGGTCTCCTCGATCGGCGAGATGCTGCCGAAGGTGCCGATGCCCAGATAAGGCACGCCAGCGTAAGTCAGCGTCCCGTACCCGGTCCAGAGGCGCGTGTACGCTGAAGGGAAACTAAGCGAGACGAGGATGACCGGCGCCAGCTGCACCGTCGTCACCTCTGTCACCATAGCGGCCGAGAGCGTGCGGCCTGCGGTTGTGATGCTCATTGCGCGACGTCCTCCGCGATCGAGAAGGTGATGCCGTAGATGCTCGCGAGCTCGATCGACCACTCGGTGCGCGACTCGGCCAGCCGGAAGACGCCCTTGGCGCTGGAGTAGGTGATCGACGTGCCGCCCGTGTAGCTGGAGCGCAGAACCGGGAATAGGTCGACGCTGCTCGAGGAATTGACCTGGACGACCTTGTAAAGCGAGGTCGAGATCTGGAGCCAGTCGCCGACCGCGAAGGTGCCAGTCGCGCCCGAGATGCCAAGCGTCGACGTGTTAGCGGTCGCGCTGCTGACGGTCAGCGTGCCGGTCACGTTGCCCCGCGCTGAGGTGTTTGCGTAGTCCTGGAAGTAGAACGTGCCGCGCTGCGCTGCCAGCAGGAACCCGATCACCTCCTCGGCCGCGGCGCGCGTCATCGGCGGGCACTCGACCGAGCCCATCCACGCCTGCCCCGGCCAGTTGTATTGCTGCGTTTGAAACGTGAACGGCGAGACGTTGCGCGAGGTCGCGCTCATTCCCGAGAGCGTCAGCTTCGAGATGCGGAATGGCGACGGCGGCGTGAGTGGGTAGGAAATTGCCATAGCTTAGGCGAACGCTGCGCGATAAGCGCCACCGCGGCGCACCATATCTGGAATCTCGGCCTTGAGGCGTTTGCGCTCCGTCTCGAGGATCGGCACGAGCTCGGCGCGGGTGACGCCGGCGGCGATGTGGTAATTGATCGTCACGCCAGTTGATCCGCCTCCGCTCGAGCCAAGGCGATTGTTCGGCACGATGCTGCCGGACGAGGCCGGCATAAAGAGCTCCGGCCCCTTTTCGCCTACTAGGTACGGCGTGCCTCCGGTGACGGGTCCGCCAGATGCGCGGCCGGTGAAGAGATCCGCGAAGAAGTTCCCGAGCCCGCTCGCCATCGGCTTCGTCACTTGCTCGCGGAAGATTAGCCGCAGCAGATCCTGGCCGAGTGCGCGCAGCACCTCGCGCAGCTTGGTGCCGGAGAGAATGGCGTCCTCAAATGACTGGGAAATGGTTGCTCCGAACTCCATTCCGAAAGAGCGGCGCTCCTGCTCTAGTGCGACGATCTTCTCGATCACGTCCTTCAGCTTGTTCTCTGCATCGGTCTCAAGCTTGAGAACCTCGACTCCGTTGCCCTTCAGCGAATTGATGAATCGAACCAGCGAAGCCTGGTCCCGGTAGAGCAGATTAAGCTCCTGCTCAGTCGTGAGCGCCTTTTTTCCGACGCCCTCGAGTTCTCGCTCCGCTTGCCGACGGCTGTCTCGCGCAGCATCGAGCTTCTCGTTCGCCTGCTCCTCTGCTTTAGCTATCTGTTTCAGTAGCTGCTCGCGCTGCGCCAGAATTGCTAGAGCGTCCTTTTGAAGTCGGAAGCCTTTTTCCGGCTCACGCTCAAAAGCTTTTACAGCCTCCTCAAACCCTTTGGCAGCATCTTGCAGAAGCGTGTCCGCAAGCTCCTGCTCGGTCATATTCATTCGCGACATTTCTACCTGGAGCCTTTGCGTCTCCTCGGTGATCGACTCGATCTCCTTCTTGGATCGCTCGAACTTGAACTGGCGAATGATGTCTCCGGTGGCTTTGACCTTGGACGGATCGAAGACGCTGCCGATGTCGATGCCGACTTGAGCCAGCGCGATTGGTATCTTGGTCAGGAAATTGAGGATGCCCTCGACGGCCTGCTCCATCCTGATGGCGCTCGCGATCTGCTCGTCATCGAAGCCCATCTCCTCGCCCGCCATAGCGACTTTATCCAGTCGCTGCTTCATCATATTTAGCGTGCCGAGGACAGCCTCGCCGCCGAAAGCTAGCTTGGTAATGCGCGCGAGACCGCGGGTACTGTTCTCGACCCGTTGCAGCGAATTTTGCACCGAGGCGAACGCAGCCCGAGTCGCGTCGACGGCCCTGAGCGTGAATGTTGCGCTAGCCATTGCGGTGTTGGGTTCGCTGCTGGTGGTTTAGGTAGGCGATCCAGCCGTTCATCTCGTGGGCTGGCATCTGGAGGACTTCGTAAGCGAACTTGCCGAGACGATCCGCGAGCGCGTAGACGGCGAGGAGGTCGGCACCAGCCTCGCCGCCGGCTAGTTTTTTAGCTCTTCGGCCTTCGGCGCATCGTCGGCCAGTATGGCGTTCGCCACTCGCGCGAGGACGTTGGAGTCCGCACGGTTGAGCAGCGTTGCCTTGTCCTCGATGGTGAAGAGCTTCTTCCCGTCCTCGCTCGTCGCCTTCATCAGAAGGATGTCGACGAGGAGCTCCATATCACTCTCGCGGCTCTTCTTGTAGAGGCGCGCCTTCTCGGCCAGCGTGACGGGAGTAGCGTGGATCGTCAGCTTCCACTCGGGCACCTCAATCTTCTTGGTGCCGAGGGAGGCGAAGTGTTCGCGAACTAGGTCGATTGCTTCCATCCTTCACCTCAGACCGTCAAAGTGGACAGCGCGCCGTTGCCCTCGATGCTGATCGAGCCCTCGACCATTCCGTCGAATGCGGCGCTGATGTCGAACTTCGTCACGATGCCGCTGCCGGAGTAGTAGGTGGAGGTCGACGCGATGCCCTCGGGATAGAGGTTCACGGTCACGGTGGAGCCGAT